CATATATTTTAGACATGGTCGGTGAGGATGAATATATGTTCACAGGATTAGTGAATAAAAAATTCAATAATGCATACAAGGTTGTTTTTAAGTCTACAAATACGTCTCTATCAAATTCAATGAACTCTTTGGAAAGATTTAATGAATTTATAGACATTACACCTGAACAAGATGATGATTATCTTTTTAATAAGATGATAGAATACGATAAGCCATTGGTTGCAAATAGGATACTTGAAATGGGTCATGAATTTGACCACTTTTGTGTACAAGATGCTATAGAATATGAATCTTTTAATTTTATAAAGTGGTTACACTTTGATTCAAGTTTAGCATATATACCATCAAATACATATGCACATGCATCAAATATGTATAGGATTGATTATCTAAACTTTTTATTAGAGAATAAGATAGGATATCCTGATAGTAGGTGTAAACTAGAAACATTTGAATGGTATGAAAATATGAGCAATGATATTTCTTATAAAATCATAGAGCTTATACGCGAAGATGATATTGAGACTATTCGTGGTACTTTTCATACTTATAGATTTTCTAGCTGTCATCTAACAGAGGCATGTATATCTGGCAGTATAGAAGTATTTTATCACTTACTATACAATGAGTCAATGATACCATCAGAAAGGGATATTAACATCTGTAAAATGATGCATAGGGATCTATTTTTATCTGAAATAGAGCAACATTTTAAAATTTATGGGAATAATTAATAATATTTTTGGTTAATAACTAAGGCATATCAAATCACAATCAGTGATAAAATGCTTGTTAGTACTCAAATAAGTGTTTCTCACGCACTTATTCTTCTTACTTTTGGATTTATAATTTTAAATTTTTTTATATTCTATATTTTGATTCTTATTATTAAATCTATATGATAATCCTAATGTATTCCTATTCTGATTTAAAAAACCCAGTTTCCCGGGTTTTATAACCTGGTGATTATTTTTGAGGACAGACTCACCCACTCCTTTCACAAATTCTACAGCCCAAAACACAAAAACACAATGTCTTCAAGTGTTGTGGTGGCTTCAATGAATCATTTCTCTTTCGAAGATAGGCAACTCATGGAGCTATTTGACCAGGACTTTGCTAGAGCTTTGATTGAAGTAGCAAACAATAATGGAGGACGTGTTAGTTTTAATGTGGCCGCTAACGAGATAAAATCAGCGGAAAACTGTCCACCTGTTTTTTCAGATGGACTTAGTATTTTGAGTCTTTTCATGGGTGAATTTTCTCAGAGTTTATACGGGATGGACATTTACTATGACGAAGTCCGTACTGAATTTGTCAATGGTGAATTTTTGTGAATTAATAAATTTTTAAACAATATTTTTATAAATCTTTAAATCCAGAGTTTGACTATGTCATTCATTGTTCTGGCAAATGGGTTGAGATTCGTCTCCCCTTCTGCTTTCTAGCGCAATTTTACACCCAGAATTCTTCTCAGCTTTTGAAGAATTACATGATCTGGGATTGCTTTTCCAGATTCATATGAATTTATCAAACTGGCCTGTACACCTATTGCAGATGCAAGGTCTTTTTGGGTCTTGTAACCCTTTGCGATTCTAGCTTGTTGTATTGCCTTTGATAGTTTCAAAGAAACCTTTTCGTGTTTTTCCAGTTCATTCTGGTCCAACTTTTGTGATTTGGTAACTTGGTAATGTGGTAACTTTTTCTTGTCATTGTTTTTATTTAATACAACCGTGTTCCAATCTTGATGATTCATTTTGTTTTTAATTAATTTTATTTATTTAATATCTAATTTCATTGTCAATAAACCATCTGGTATCATATTCGATATAGAATTGAACATGCTTTTAACATCTCCATTATAAAGTTTATTACAAATAGAAACTTTTTTATAGATAGGAACCTTTTCCATCAAACTATTTGATCTACATTTATTATGTCTTAATATTCTCTTTTCTATAAGAGAATTTTTCTTGTTTTTTTCGTAATTACTATCGCATATATCTATCTTATCCCATATATCATCCAAATCAAAATATGAAGTATAGAATCCCATCTTCCTATAAAATCCATAAGATTCAACTATGGATTCCAATTCTATAGTACTATATGATCTATTTTTACTGATGTACTTACAATTTTCTATCATTTTAGATCCATTTCCAGATTTAGAACATAATAGTTTTATATCCATAGAACTTAAATTATTTTTAATTATGCAAATGGATATTATATATGAATTTTTATGAGATAGAAGTATTTCATCATAATCTTCAATAAGATCATCTATATATGAGTTATTAACTCTTCCAGATATTTCGTAAACTTTTTTTATTACATCTTCGCATCTAGGATTATCTCTTTTGATATTATCAAAATTTAAATCCATCTTCAATGACAAAATGAATTTATGGGGCTTCTGCGGTTACTAGGAAACTTGTACTATAATCAGTTCCATCTAATCTTTGTATCTTTAACATAGCAGGGTCTAAGCCAGAAGCATCTTCAAATTGTATTCTAAAATCTTTATCGGCTCCAAAATAGATTGCTCCTGTGTCAGTATCAAAACTGAGACCAGTATTATCAAAAGTTGTTCTTAATGTGTCAGTGGTTGTTCTAGCTGTTATAACTGTACTAGTTGGTGTACTGTTTATAGTTTCTACAACTTCTTTTGTTCCAGATCCATTTGTGAAAAGGGTACTGAAATTTACGGAACCTTCTGTCTTGTCGTCAGAAAGACCATGGGATATTCTAGAGCATTCAAGTGTAGTACTGTCAGAAGAATCATATACATAATAAGAAGATATATTGTATGTTACACTCCCAGCTACCTTTTCTACTACTTGGTATGTAGATCTTGCAATAACATCTTTTACAACCATATCACCTGATGTTAGAATTTGAGAAGCATAAGTGTTTCCGCCTGGAAATTCATTTGGAGTGGTATCTGTTACAGGTTTAATGCTTAGAATAATAGAACCTTTAACAACACTAACTATGTTATTTCCAATTCTGAATGTTTTATTGTGAGGGTATATAACATCGTTATATTTTACAAAAGATTCACTCTTGTCAAAATACAATGTGTGATTTTTACCCTTGTTTTCTATGCATATGTGTTGGTCTTTTTCGTCAGTAAAGTCTGGAACTACATATAATCCACATTCATCTTTAACTGAATATATATCTCCAGAATTCAAGACAGTAGTTGACATTATAGCATTGTTTTCTTTGAATTGACCTTTTACGAATACATTATTTCCAGAATCTAGGATATCATTTTTTCTCATGAATTTGATATACTCAGGGTTGACTCTAGATAAATCAAATGACCCATTTTCTTGTTTTTTTGACATGTAAAACATACGCATACCTCTTATTGTAAGCTCTGGCATTTTGATATTCATTGTGAAAGTGTTTTCCCCTTGAATCTTTATTTCATATTCTTTTCCTGGTTCTGAATTAATTACATCTAATTTACATGTAACATCTTCTAGAACATTTCCACCAATAGTTACTTTACTTGGTTCAGAATTACCCCATAAAAGAGTATAAGAAATGGGAGTAATATCAATTGCTAGTAATTCTATTTTTTCTACTATTGCAGAAATGTAACTGAATTCGCAATTTTCAGATGTGTAACATATAGGAAATACACCATTTGGGAATTCTACAATACAAGACTTTAATTGTTCTTCAACTAATACATTAGTTGGGTCAATTGAAAACAGAATGTCTACAATCTGTTTAGATTTCTTCCATTCTGATACATTCTTAATTTTTTGTATAGGAGATCTATTACCTGATACTCTTACCTCATCAGATGTGATATTTTCGTGAATAACACATCTTACTTTTAGGTTGAATGGTATTTTATCAGAATTTAGTAATATTAATTTAACAATATTAGTGGTACACACTGTTTTATTCCATTCTCCACAAAATTCTTCGTTTTCCATAAACTTATGCATGTCAATCTGGGGGAAGTCATCCCTTTTATTGTTTGTAGAACAAATAAGTGTTGTCATCTTATAATAATAATAAAGTTTATTTTTTTATTTTATTGTTTGTTCGTTAGTATTTGCGTTCTTATAAAAATTATAACATGTTCTGATTATAATCAATATCCTATAAACGGAGAAACAAATCGCTATATTTTCACTTCCAAAAATGAAGAGGGTGAATAGGAAACGTCTGAATTTTGATGAAAAGATTTATGAAGGTCAAGATAGTAGGATTTTAAAGATGAAAAAAGCATATAGAGAATATTTTCATGTAGCACAAGGTATGACTAGTAAATCTGAACATCCAAGGTTTCATCATGGATCGGTTGTTGTTATGAGAAATACTATTATAGGGAAAGGGTCTAACTATGGATTTATACACGCAGAAGTATCTTCTCTTCTGAATTGTGAGCATGTAAGTAAATCGTTTTTAGATCAACTTGTTGTATTTGTATGTAGGGTTAATTCACAGGGATTTTTTATGAATTCTAAACCTTGTTATGGTTGCCAAAGGTTTATGAAAAGAATGGGCATCAAAAAAGTCATCTATACGATTGACGAAGACACAGTTGGTAAAATGAGATTTGATTAAACCAAACTTACTTGAACTTCATAATTTACACCTGGGAGAAGGTCTCTAATAATGACACTGTTTTTTTCAGATGTCACTACGGATTTAATATCACCGGGTGATGTTGCAGTCACCTTTAGAGTATATCCAGACTCATTGTTCCATTTTAGTTTCATATATCTTGAACCAACCTCTTCGATTTGAAGATCAATATCAACGAGTTCAGTTTTAAATGTAACTTGTCCAATATCATACCATTCATTACCTAGCTTCTGTAAAACAGCTATATACTGTGAGTTCATAGAAAGTCCAGAAAGTGTAGCACTTGACCCAGTTACATTTTCAAGCAATACAATGTCACTTTCATTTGCAATATTTCTGTATGCATTTTCTACGCGCTGTACAATACGATAATTGCCAGTCAAATTTTCACCCCATGATAACTTAGCTGTAGTTAGGTCTTTTTTCTCTACAGTTGGTTTTAATAAAGGATCTCTATTTACCATGATAGAAAATTCAGATGTTGTATCATGGTTAAGTGACATGTGTGCACGCTGTCTTCTAGAGAAAAATATTAATTTCTTGACGCTAGATCCATCTGGTATGGTTATTTTGGGGAGATCATTAAATGTTTTTGTAACATTTTTATTTACTGCAAGAGTAGTTGTAGCTATAATATTATCGTTAATGTCATAAGCGTTGACAGAGAAACCTCCATTTTGTCTTAATGTTGTGTTTTTGATATTAACCCACGCTTTTCCTCCACCTGTTTTCATTCCTGCGAAATCAATTGAAATGGCATCGTTAATTTCATCGGGGAATGTATATGATGTGGTCATATGTCCACCTCCAAACCAAGTAGCTTTTGAACTTATGCCTTCTCTATAATTGTATGTTGTTCTTGTAATTGTCATATCTTTTAATAGTATATATATAATATTATTTTTTTATTTATAACATTGGATCGTATCCGTTAGTTCTATCTAATACTTTCTTCTGACTGCAACTAGCACAGCAAGTGTATATATCATTGAATAATCCATTATCTCTAAGGAAGTCTCTTTTACGTATGTTTCTGGCTATACTATATGGATCTCCTTCCCCAGTTGCTATATAATCACTAAAATAATCATGGTTACAATCGACTCCTTCTTTATCACATATATATTCCAATTTACTGATATAATCGTCTTTATAATATTCATCTGTTTCCTCTGGAAAAGAAATCGCTTCCTTTTGTGATATAGAGAAGTGAGAACATAATCTATGGAAATTCATATTACTATATTCTATATATCTCTTCAAAAGATATCCAATATCTGAATATCCTCTCATAAATGTAGTCAATGATCCGTTTTCAAGTATAAGATAGTATTTGTATAATAAATCCATCATTGTCACAAGTGAAATCATGTATCCTGAAATTTCAGATAATTCTGTTTTGGTATTTATTTTTAATTTCAAAAAATCTCCTAATATATCCCAATATTCTTTACGAACACCTTTTAAACAATCGAATATAAGATTGAAATTATGATAATTTTTTTTATCATGAACATTTTCAATATGCTTATTGAAAATTTGTTTTAATTCTGATACTCTTTTATCTGTGGCATCGTATCTTGCTAATTTCAACTTATATGCTCTATTCTGTCTTTTATTTATAAGATCGGCTAGACCAGAGTAACCGTGTATTTCTATAGATATTTTTTCAACATCAGTCTCTAAAATACGAGAGTTAACTATAAGAGACTTATCAATATCAGACGTTTTTATGAAATATTTTTTACTTAGAGTAGTTATATTTTGCATAATGAATGGATATGTCTTATCACAATCTTGACATACTCTTATGTTGTAAACATTATGTATTTTTATGGTCTGTTTTTTACAAACAACACATAATTTACTGCTTGTATCTCTATATATGATACTAGTTAAACCTTTAGATCCACATTTCAAAACTTTCCTATCGTTTAGATCCTTTTCTATATAATTATTATCAATAGTAAACTTCCATTCTCTACAAACTGATCTCATTGTATTGATTTCTTTTTCATTATTATATGAAAAAATTTGAAGTTTAAAATTGTTGTCGAAAGACTCCAGCATTTTGTTTGTAAATTGTTGTTTATATATAAACTCAAAAACTTATTTCTTTTTTTATACAGATTTAATGATTATTTTATTGTGAATATATATATAATAATTAACAATGAAGGTTATCGGAACTCGTCTTGAAGTTATCCGTGGATCCGCATTCAAAACTGTTGGTGGCCTTAAAAAGGAAGACTTGAAGTACAGCAAATCTGGTGAGATCGTATCCACCAAGAAATCTGATTACGCCAAGAAGAACGAAAACGTAGCTCTTAAAGTGTGGAGAGAGTCCGTCCAGAAGGTAAACAAACGCAGCGAATACGCTGGAAAGTTCATTGCTCTTAAAAAGGGAACCAAGTACTATGACGAAGTACGTTTTGAGTTCGACTTCGCTATGGGCCAGATATGTCTAGCTGAGAAGAAGGCTGAAAAGGAAGAGATGAAAAAGGCTATGGCAAAGTAAATGATCTTTATGTAGTTTTTAAATAAATAATTAATTATACTTGTATTTTTTTCTATTAATAAAAATTTAATATTTAAAAGTTTAAATATTGTTTATATTTAATAATGGAAGACATTATTCACATTATTTTTGATTTCATTGGGACTGGAAATTACATATATATTTCTCCAGTTTGTAAATTATGGACAAAAGCATATGCTAATAATAAAAATATTACGACTATAAATAATGAAACAACAAAAAAACAATTTACATATGCTCTAAAAAATGGTCTTAATGAGAATAAAAAGATAATAAGTAATTTGGTAATTATGAATAGATTAGATTTAATAAAATTATGTAGTAGGTATTTCAAAGATGAAATATTTTCAGAATTATGTTTTTTATCTGCTCAAAAAGGTGATTTAGATTTATTAAAATGGTCAAATAAAATGGGATATGAATGGGGAGACTTTACATGTGATTGTCTATATATGAATGGTAGATATTCTATGTTGAAATGGGCAATTGATAATGGTAAATATTGGAATGGATCATCATTATTTTGTAATTTAGAGAATAAAAAAATACGTAAATTTTTGTAGTGACTTTATTAAATTTCTTGTGAACAGACATACGGTGGATTTTTTTTCCACTTGATAAA